ATACTATGAGTTATTTTGCTAAACTAGCAGCTGAAGCTTAAGAGTTAATCAGTTATTAAGAAGGGGACGAAAGTCCCCTTTTTTTAGTAGCTACTATGGGTACGCGAGCATATCACTGGTAACGCCTTCAAAACGAGAGCGCAGCTGAGCACCTTGAACATAAGTGTGATAATTGATAACCTTATCTCCACTATTTCCAGTAATAATTGTTGTAGGTCCTCTTGTACCTCCAGCTCCAAGAGATATTATTCTTTCCTTTTCATCCAGCTGCAATTTAGATACTAGACCCAGTCCATCTCTATCTCTATCCATTATATTTGCTACTCCGCTAGAATTAAGAATACCAGTAAGTTCATCTACATTCCATCCTAAAAATCCTAACTGCTCTATTAATTTTTTCCTTTGACTAGCAGTTTTGGCTTTCATTAATTCTTTAATTTTTGCAATAGCTTTATTTTTTCTATCAGCACTAGAAAAAGCTCCATTGTTCCTATCAGGTGCTAATAGTCTAGCAAGTTCATCATTACTATTTGGACCAATTAAATCTGTAGTATCTGAAGCTACATCATTTATCATTGTGTCTAAAGCTGCTTCAGCTTCTTCTTCATTTTGTGCATACGACTTCATAGCCCAACTACCTAATTCCCATGCAACCCATGCTCCAAATCCCCAAGGACCCATAAATCTTAATAGACCTCTACCAGTTAAAGATAAACCTCTCTTAAATCCTGCATTAGAATATAATCTACCACGTAAACTATTTTTAGGTGCACTGGAATATGCTTTCTGTAATTTACTTCCTACTTGTTTAGCAACATTTGTAATGATTGTGCTTCGCGATAATAAAGCTGCAGTACCTGCCACTACAAACATATTATCCATGCTTGTAGCAAATGCACCTTGTCCTGGTAAATCAGGTAATTCTGGTGGTAAGACATCACCACCTAACTCTGCATCATTTACTCCACCTTCACCGTCATCAGCATTTGCAATACCTAAGAATGAAGTTGCCAATAAAGTTGCTAAGACAAGTGGCCATCTCCTCGGATTGCCTAACATTCCTAGCATGTTCTTTGTTAACCTAAAGCCTTTAAATATTTTTAATCCGAGCTTTTTAAAGCGTTGACTCATTACTCTTTTAAAACCCCTCTTCGTACCAAATCCAAAGAATTTTTTCATTCCAGCAAGTAAGCCAACTCCAGCAGCTCCAGCGCCAGCACCAAGAGCATTAGCTGCGACAGTACTTGTAAAGTCTAGACCTCCTATACCACTTAGATCAGGCAATGCCATAGTTTGACCAACACCTGCTGCAGCTGGTCCATTTAATTTTATTGCTTCTCTTCTTGCTTCTTCTTGTAATCGAATTTGTGTATTAAATCTTCTTCTTTCTTCTCCGTATTGATCAGTATGTATTCCAAATATTCGCGTTAATATATCTCCAATTCCCATTAAAATACTTTCCATATTTTCGGAATGGTCTATAAAAGTATCTACATCTAAGAGTGGAGTTTTGACAAAAGTTTTCTTTTCTTCATCCCAAGTAGAACTTATACCTGAGTTAATAGATTTTAGTAACCTATTTCTTTCACTGTTCTTTTTACCTTCAGCAGTTTTTGTTAGGTTTGTATCAACGAATGTTTTTGCTTGACCCGCAATAAACCTACGACGAAAGTCTTCTTGAGCATTTACAAGTAATCCATCAGTTTGAACTTGTTCCTCACCTTGTAGCGCAAGCTTTTCAGCACGTTTGGCTTCTTCAGCTTCTCTTAATCTATCGCGTACATTAGTAGCATTCAGCTTTCGTAACTGACCGACGACCTCTTGGAGTAACATTACATTTTGTTCTTTCTTAGCCATTTCCTTTTTTCATCCTTTCGTTTTGTGCCTTAACATGTTCCTGTAAAAGGGTTAAATAAATCTCCCTCTCCCATGGCATCATGTTATCTAGCTCGTCTAATCCAAAATTATGCTGATGCATTAAAGCAAAATTCAGTTTATAATAACTTATAACGCTACTATGAGAAAGGGTTATTGAAAAAAATCAGATAACCCGTTTAACTCTATACTATTACTTTCACCACATTTTTTACAATCAAATTTAATTTCAGCACTTAGATAAGGAGCTTTCGCCATTACATCAACTACTTGATTAAATTGTTCATTACTTAAACTCTCAACAAATTCCTTTACTTCTTTCTTAGGCACATCAGCAGTACTATATATTTCTTCACCGCTATAAATCGTACCAATTGTAGATGCCATCATATTAATCATTGTTTCAGTCTCACTTGCTTCGTCTACTAAATCAGCGTATCTATTTTTCATAGTAGGCCATTGCAATTCAACACTTATATCGTTTGTCAATTTAATCATGGTATCTGTTTGATTTTCAAGATTAGCAATTGTAACCTTATCTAAATCAAGTTTTACCGCATTTGTTTCTTCACAATGCTGGCATTTAGGTGATAACTCAATACCTTCACCTACTGACTTTGCACGTAATGTCACAAACATAAATTCAACATCGAAATTTGTTAATGTATTAATATCAAGAGGTGATTCTACACACTCTTCAATAATATTCATAACAGCATTCTCAATCTGTTTTTCATCTTGAGATTCCATTGCGATTAACAACATCTTCTCTTCTTTGACCACGTATGGTCTATATGTAATACTTTTGCCTGTTGAAGGCACAATCATATCATACTTTGGTGTTACCATTCTTGGTAGCATATCAATTTACTCCATTATTAAAATTTAACTATGTGGTCCTCTTAAAGGAGGAAGCCACGACTCTGGCGAACTTCTCTTATTCTCACGATCTTTGGTTGTTTTCCAATTATCATATTCCCATGTAACTGTTACTTCTACTATTCCTTCAACGCCTTCGCCTAATTCAATTTGACTTACTTGTATTGGATAAGCATTCATTAAAATAATAGAATATCCTACTGTATCATCTTTATCTCCTTGTAAAGCTGTAATAGTAACATCAGCAACGTAATCTTTTTTATAATAAGTTTTATAATGATTACCTGTGCTATCTACAATCATCTCTTGCCATAGGTCAAAATATTTTTTCATATAATAATCGCCAGTTACTAAGAATGTCATTGCTACTTCATCAGTAGCCATTGAATATGGTTTCTTTGCGAGGTGATGATTATGTGTAGCTTCAGTGGTAGATATACGTTTACCTGGAATAGTAGCAGCTGTGCATAATATCCACGTATCACGACCATCTGTTACCCAATTATTATCGCTACCTTGGCTGTTTCTAAGTGTAGGATGTGAAATATGAACTCCATATCGATTACCACGTGCTATACTTTTACGTTTAGATAATAAGGCTTTCATATCATCTACTGAATTTGGCATTAGTATTTCCTCGCTGAATCTGACCAAACTGTGCCAACACTGGCTTTCTTAAAGTTTGATGTTTGTAAAAATATTGCTATATTCCATTCTGCAGCATTTACCTTCATTATATTTGAAGTTACATTTGCTGACAAATAATGTTTAAAGCATGGTTTAAAATATTTATAGCTTCTTGTTGCCATTAACAACTTATATGTTAACTTAAATCGTGTAGTTGCATTAAACTTTTGATTAGATGCAGTATCATTTAATTTATCTAAGAAGATTGCACGAACTCTTGGTGGTAGATAGTGTAAGTTAATACCATAGAATCCATCTTTCGCAGGACCAACAACAATCGTTAATGGAAATGCATCATAGTAAGGCAAAACTTTTTTAAGCTTTGGATTATATGTGTACATTACCATATCGCCAGGCGAGGCTCCAGATTGTTTCTTTAATCTATCATCACCTAACATTTTACCTGAGCCAATCTTACCAAGCTTTGAAACATTCGATGCAAACCAATCGTTTGCTTCTTTACTACGAGCCTTTAATCCTTTACGGAATGCTTCGCCTTCTAACTTGTCGAATAAACTAGCCACTAAATGTCTCCATTAATTGAGGTCCGAATACAACCATAATATATGCAATGATCGCCATTGCTGCTATACCACCTAATAAGAACTTTATTTTAAAATCATCTACCATCATTTTAAATCCTATTATTTCATTCCCTAATATTCTTAGAGATAATTCTAGCTTGCCTTCGCTTTGATCTTCTTCTTTCATAGGTGTATTTATACTCTTTTCTTCAGCGATTTCCATATTCTTTTACCAGTCTTTGTTTTGCTGGCTTTATATTTCAACGTCATAGTTTTAATACCCATTGCCTCTAATTCGTTCTCTGTCCATATTTGAAACTCATAACCACGTTCATCACAAAACTTTTGTGCATACTTCCACTTCGAAGTATTCTTCATATATGTCATTGCTTCATTAAGTTGTTTTCTTTTAGGCGGCCGGGTTTGTGCTGATGGTTTGATTTCAACTAGAAGAGTGCGGCCGCTTGTAGTTCGTATAGTGAGATCCATATAATATCTATGAGGCTTATTATCTGTTGCACATATATAACCAATCACAGTTTCTTCTGAGTTCCACCATTTAACCCACGTTGCTTTTGTATCTAAGTATCTAAACGCATTGCGTTCCCATAACGATCGATAACGAATTGTATTTGGATTACCTTTATACTTCTCTAAGTTCTTTGGTTTCCAAGAGCCAGAATATGTCTTTTTCATACAACTATTTATACAAACCATTATAAATAACTATATAACGAACACAAGGACTAATTATGGCACTGATAAACGAAGGATTTGGCCCAGGCAATCATGGAGCATCATCAGCATTTGGCGCAGCTTATAATCGTAAACTTAATTCTGCGTTGGATCCATTTAGAAAGACAGAAAATAATCGATATAGAAGAAGTAAACCATTTGATTTAAAATATCCTCATACAATTGGAGATGCACCTTCTGCATTCCAAGTAGATTATAATACTAATTTATCAAGTGAATTTGCAACAACAAGAGCTTCTGAAGGTATAGACAAGGAATCAATTGAACCATTTGTCTTCTTTGAATTTATGGAAATAATACCAAAATTAAAAAAAGAAAAGAATAAAAGACAAAGACAGTTTCAACAATCATTACAGCCTAAAAAAGAGTTTCCTGATGGCCCAGCAACATCAGCTGCAAATGTTAATGCTAGCATGAGGGCAATTAAAGATACAGTAGATGTCTGGTTAGTTGGAGATAGTGCAGATCAAGAAGAAGATGCTAGTCAAGGTTTAGTTAGTGGAGCTGCTATTGAAAAAGCTACATCTTTGGCAGAAGAATCCGGATTACTCAAACCTGCATTAAGACAATATAAAGGTTCTGTAGCATTGTATATGCCTACTGATATTCAAATAAATGATGGTATGACATATAATGACAACACTAGAAAAACCTTTGGAATAGTACAAGGCCTTGTTGAAGATGATGTAAGATTAGATAGTGCAACTGGCGCAGCCTTAGGACTAGCAACAGTTGGTCTTGGTACAGGTTTAGGAGCTTTATCTAAGTTAACACCATTCGGTGGTTCTCAAGCCTCAGCTTTAGGTGGTTTAATAGGTGCGGCCGGTGTTGGTGTTGTTACTGATGAATATCAAAGATCTACTGGTAAAGCATCTAATCCTCATGATTATATGGCATATCAATCAACTCAACTGAGAACTTTCACATATACATATACATTTTTACCAGATAGCAGAGAGGAATCACAGGAAGTAACAGAGATTATTAAACAGTTTAGACATGCAGCTCATGCCGAAAGAATTGATGCTGTTGCGTTAACTGTGCCAGAGCATGTTATTGTGTCACATCATGGAGCAGGAGATATGATTCAATTGCCNCCTTTAGTTATAGAATCAGTTAATATTACATATAACCCTAATAATTCTTCATTCTTTGTAGAAGATGGCCATCCAGTTGAAGTAGGAATGAGTGTAACACTTAAAGAAATTGTTCCGATTTATAAACAAGATGTTGAAGGAGGTATGTAATGTATTTCGCAAATATAAACAATGTAGCAATTGATGTAGATGGTTCAGGTAATTTAGATGCATTAAAAAATTTAACTGCACGAGCTAAAGTTTCCGATGCATTATTAAATAGCGGAGGTTTTTATGAGACAGTTACAATTGAAGAAGGTGAAAGACCAGATCATTTAAGTAAACGACTATATAATGTTGAAACATATCATTGGACATTTCTAATACTTAATCCTCAAATAAAGAATATATGGGATGATTGGCCAATGAGTACCAATCAATTATTAGATTATGTGACAAATAAATATCAATACTTAGCTGCTGATACCGATGATGACTTAAACAATAAATTTACAGTTGGCGAGACAGTGACTGGTTCAGTCTCAGGTGCTAAGGGTGTTGTAAAAGAAATACATGTTAATTTAGGTTATGTCACGATTGAATTAACATCTGGTACATTTACTATAACCGGTGAAACGATTAATGGTGCAACTTCTGGTTCTGCGGCCGCCTGTAATTTTATTAAGAGCGAAGCTTATGCACCGCATCACCACAGAGATACATCAGGTGTTCGAGTAAGACGCAGTAACGTAACAGTTCCTTATACATTACTCGATTATGAGACAGCGATTATGGATCAAAACAGACAAGTTAAAGCGATTAAACCTGAACATATAAACACTGTAGCAAATGCGTTTATAGCAACAATGGCCTAATATGTTATTAGATTCATATAAAGTAACAGCTGCTACAACTGACATTACCAATATGGTGATGGGAATGACATTCTACGAAAGTATTAACGGCTTATTAAAAGGCAATATTCAAATGCTTGACGGTGCCAGCTTTTTTGATATAGTAATTGGTGAACAAGATAAATTATGTCCAGTCGAAATTGAATTTAATTATTTAGCTAATGAACCAGTTATTATTCAATTTATGATTGATGGTGTTAATCAGATGAAAATATTTAAAGCAGAGAAATCTTATACAATGCATTTAATTACTTTTGAAGAATTTAATTTAAAATTAAGTGATATTAATTCTGTATATAATGGACCAGCTGAAGAAGTTGTTGCAAGCATTTATAAACAGAGTATGGGACCAGAAAACAGATTAATTATTAATACGCTGTCAACAACAAAGGGAAAATATGTGGTTCCAAATATATCTGCGTTAGAAGCAATAGCTAATACGACATATGCAGCGGTTGATTCAAATTATACTGGATTTTATTTTTATCAAAGATTATACGATCAAGGATCATGTAGATTTGGTTCTCTATATTCGATGTCAATAGATTTTCATAAAAGAGATGATGGTAAAATTATGAAAATATCAAATGCCGATATTAGTTTAAAAGAATTAAATGATAATGATATAATGTCAGAAGGTTCAGCAAGTATATTTGAATTAGAAGAATATCGAATGCATCATAGTGATAAACTTGCAAGAGGAGAATATGGTCATAAAATTCATCATATAGAATTAGATAAAACTAATTTAAAAAAGAACGAGCCAATAAGAAAAAATCAAACTCAAGTTGAAATAACAAAGCATAAAATATCTGAATTTATATATGGTAGACCAATTACTATACCACCTGGTCCGCACTCTGATGAAGAACCAGAAACATATGAACAAAAATCTTTATTCCATGATGTTGATTCGCCTAATACTCAAGCAGCAGTAAATTTAAAAAAGAGAATATATAATAACACACTTAATGTTAGTAATATGGTTCCAGCTGCATATATGGGGGTTGGTCAATCTATACACTTAGAATTAGGAAGAAATACACCTGAAGAGCAGATTTCGGAAGGAGCATATATTGTAGCAGATATAAATCATATATTTACAATTCAAGATAGCGGTGCTGGAATGGATTATGTTCAAAATGTTAAACTATTAAGAGAGTATGCGTAATGTATCATTTCGGTGAAGTAAAAGATATTAATGATCCAGAAAAACTTGGAAGGGTAAAGGTAAGTGTATATGGTATGCATGATAATATACCAGTTAAAGAACTTGGATGGTCAAATGTTATTATGCCTGCAAATACACCAGCAACACTTGGCCAAGGTCATTCGGTTAATTTAAAAGAAGAAGTATTATGGAAAACAGGAGATCTTCTACCTACACCATTAACTACTCCTGCTCCAGAATTTAAAGTCATTACTGATGTTGCACCTGATTATACCTTTGATGCAGGCTCAAATGTTCCAAGAACTGGTGACTTAAGAGTTCAAGGTAGTTTAGTATGTGGTATATTTATCGATCCAGCTGCACAAGAATTTTTAGTCATAGGAAGTTTACCTACAAGAACTGATGGAAGTAAAGATAATAATTTAAGAGTAAGAGGAGAGAATGATCCGCATGCAAATGAAGAAAGAGGTAAGTATGAACCAGTAAGTCCATACGATCCAACATATCCATATAACCATGTATATGAAACAGAGAGCGGACACGTTAAAGAATACGATGATACACCTGGAATTGAACGTATAAAAGAAAGACATAAGAGTGGTACTCAATATGAGATAGGACCGAATGGTGCAAAGGTAGAAAGAATCGTAAATGATAATTATCAGTTAGTAGCAGGTAAT